GATCATCGCGCCGACCTGGAATCCGATCGGTGTCCCGGTGTACATATAGCCGATCACGCCGCCGACCACCGTCAGGATCTGGCTGGTACTCATAGGGCGATCCCCGGCAGCCGATAGGCCGCGACGAACTTCATCGACTGCGGTGCGGTGCCGAACAAGAGGCGGGTCTCGATGACCTTGGCGTAGTTGTTCGAGGCGTGCACGATCGCCAAGCCGCCATGGCGATAGTCGACCAAGATTCCGAAGTGTTGCGGGTCGCCGTCGAAGGCGATGGCCACCACGTCACCCGGCTGCATCGCGGCCTGCGTGATGCGGGTCATGTAGCGGCCCGCCTTCTCGATCAAGGTGCCGTCGGGCTGCCGGCTGTAGCCGGTGATGTCGAAGTCCGTGGCCACCAGGCCCAACGCGCGCGCCGTGCCGATCACGACGCCGATGCAATCGACGCCGACCAACTTCATGCGGGCCTGATGCAGGTACGGCGTGCCCACCCACGTCCTCGCCTCGGTGATGACTTGCGCGCGCGTGCTCATGCCGGCGCCGTCAAGGTATCGGGATTGCGCTTGTTCGGCTCGCCGCCGAAGTTGATCCCGTTGTCGAATTTGGTGATGCAGTCTTCCTGGAAGCGCAGCCGGCAGCCGGCGCTGACGCTGTAGCTGTCGGTGCCGATAGGGAAGATGAACTGCGCCCAGAACACGAACACGCCGGCGCTGAATGACTTGACCTTGTGACTCAGGCCGGCATTCAGTCCGGTGGTGAAGGTGAACATGCCTTCGGCGAAGTAGTCGGCCGCCTCGGTGCGTGCCGCATCGGCCGCGCTGTATTGCGACGCGCTGCTGTCGATCGTGCCGGTGACGGTGAAGGGGCTGGCGCTGATGTTCTTCGTGCACTTCGCGTCGCCGAGCCGGTAGCGGCAGGTCGGCTGCATCAAGGTTTCGTGCGGGCTCTGGATCGCCTGGCGCAGGTCGCGGAACTCGACCTTCGAGTGTCCGCGCATCGTCGTGAAGACGCCGATCTTTCCGATCTTCAGAACGTTCTTGACCGGAGTGGCCGCGGTCCAGTCGACCTCGGCAATCTCCATGTCGGCGCCGTCCCAGATGCCGGCCAGCACATCGGCGCGCGTGATGCTGTCGCCGTCCTGCACCGTGATCTCGGCGTTGTCGACCGCGAAGCCTTCGCTGCTGACGATCGACGACAGATCGAAACCCGGAGCGGATTCATAGACATGGCCACCGATGGTCAAGTCGCGGTCGTGTGCGATCCAGCGAAACGGCTGCCCGTCGGTGCGCGTGATCGTGATCGTCGCGACCACGGTCGGGCCGCGGCTTTGATAGTTGGCGAGCAACGCGCTGTCGATCGTCTTCACAGCAGGATTTCCTCCAGCTTGATCGGGTCGCTGCTCACGTGCAGATTGATCGTGCTCACCTCCAGCGAGCCGGTCCACTCGTTGTCGACGAAGGTCACGGGCAGGTCGAACTCGCCCGTCCAGACGTAGAGATCACCGCTGGTGTGGCCGCTGATCGTCGCGCGCCCGGTCGTGTAGTCGACCGTGGCAGCGATCGACGAGCCATTGCGGTAGACCGTGACCGTGGCGCTGACCGGCTTGAAGATGTCGCGCAGCATCGCGACCGAACCGAACGTGTGTTTGCGCTGGAGCTGCAGCACCGTCGTGCTGCCGGTCACGAGCGTCGCCCAACTGTTGAGCTTGGTGGCGGTGTAGTCGTTTTGCATCCGCGCCCGAAAGCCGGTGTAGGGCGTGAAGTGGACGACATACCAGAGGTCGAGCACGGTCTGGAAATCGGCCGCGGACCGCAGGCCGTGCGAGACATCGAGTTCGTGCACCGGACGCGAGCGGGTGAACTTCTGCGTCAGGTGGCCGTCTTCGGTGTAGACCTTGACGCGCCCGGGATTGGTCACCTTGACCTGTGCGCCGCTGGTGATCTTGGTGTCCAGGCGCGGTGTTTCGAGGAATGTCATCAGGTGTTCCTCAATGCCTCAACCAGCCCGCGGCGTGCGCGCGCGCCGACTTGGTTCATCGTGTCGTGGCTAGGCTTGCTGTCCTTGAAGTGAAAGTGCTGTTGGACGGGTAGGCGTTCCTGCTGATTGCTGTTCGCCTGCGGCTTGACTTCGCCGGCCTGGGCGCCGGTCATCAGGTATTGCTTGCCGGCAATCTCCAGCAGCTCGGGGCGACGCTCGTTCACGAGATACGCGCTGTTCGACGACACCGGGCCGCCGAGCGCACGGGCCCCGCTGATCGGCATCGCGAGCGCAGGCGCCACCGCCGCGCCGGCGTTTGCAATGCCGACGCCCACCGGCGCCGTGTCGACGCCAAGGCGCTGCATCAGATTGACAAAGGTGCTGGTCGTCGCGCTGTGGGTCGCGCTGCTCGTATCGCCCGCGTGCGTCACCGAAGAGTCGCCGCCTTGGACGAACGTGCTATTGCTCGCGATCGAGCGCAGCAGGTTCGTGACCATCGATGTCGACGCGCCGCCCTGAACGCTGTTGTTCTGAACGCTCGATCGGTTGTCGGCGCTCCACGGCCCACCGTTCCAGGTCGACGCCCCAGCGGCGCCGCCTTGGCCTCCTTGACCGCCCTGACCACCCGCGCCGGCCTGGCCCGCGACACCTGCCATGCCACCCTTGCCGCCGATGAGCGACAGGATCGCGTCGGACGATTTGGCGGACAGGATCGTCTGAAGCAGCGCCGGCGCGATGTTGTCGCGGTGCCGCGGGTCGCTGGCATGCAAGACCTCTTCACGCGTGCCCTTCGGCCCGCCCATCAGAATCGCTGCGACCTCGTTGGCCTTCAACTGCGGCTTCTGCCTGCCCTGCACCAACGCGCCGTCGTGGTAGCGGGGCGCGCCGTCGAAGACGCTGAGGTCCACGATCCCGGTCGTGGGAAGCGCGCTCGCGAGGCCGCCGCTGTGGCCATAGCCGGCGGCGCCGAACAGCGCGGCGAGGTCCGACGACGAAGCCCCCGCGGTGGCCCCGCCGCTGCCTGCGGACGAGCCGCCGAACAAGCTGCCGATCATGCTGAGCCAGCCACCGCCGCCGGAGTCGCCGCCGGAGGTCGACGCGCTCGACGACGCCATCGTCTGAATGAGCGAGATGATCCGCGGCAGCAGCGCCAGCGCGTTGCCACCCAGACCGGCCGACTGCGCGAGCTGCAGGACACCGACAGCGGCCGAGTCCGTCGACTTGCCGAAGCTGGCGGCGCTCTTGGCGCTCGCGGCCTGCGCGCTGTCGACATCCTTGAACAGGTCCGCAATCGACTTCTCGCCGCTGGCGTTGCCACGATCAGCACTGTTCTCGAAATTCGCCGCGCTCGGGTCGCTGGACGTGCCCGCAAAGCGCGCGACCTGGCTCGACGAGCGGTCGGCGCTGTTCTCATAGTTCGCGGCCGTCGGGTCGGTCGACGTGCCGGCGTACTTCGGGTCGGCCGCTTCGACCTTCGATTTGCCGAGCGACGCGGAGGCGGCGTCCGCGGCCTGCTGAAGCCGTTGCAGCGCGCTCGCGGCCGGGTCGATGCCGGCCGTCTGCAGCGTGTGCAGGCTGGTCGTGACCGCCGACGTGTCCAGGCTCGGCGGCTTCGACGGGTCCGACGCCTTCTTGCCGAATAGCGTCTCCTGGAAGCCCTTCGCGAGCGGTCCGGTGATCTGCTCCTTGACCGAGATCCGAATCACGTCGGCCTGGATCGACGCGAGCAGCGACTTGAAATCGAGCTTGCCGGTCGTGATGAACTTGACGAGCGCGTCTTCGAGACCCTTGAACGCGCTCGTGAAGGCCTGCTGTACTTGGCCGGCGACATTGCGCGCCTCGTCGGCGTAGTTCTGCAGCGCCTCCTTGGCGCCGAGCGACCAGTCCTGTTCCTGCTTCTGCCGCTCGGCGTAGTAGTGGTCGAACTCGTCGAGCGACTGTGACTTGAAGCGCCGAATCCGGTCGAGTTCGTTGTCGTACTGGGCCTGCGCGGTCGGGCCGAAGGTGCCGTTGGCTTGGGCATCGCGGCGCTTCTTGTCGAGCGCCAGCTGCTCGTCGTTGAAGCGGTCCTCGATCTGCGCGCGGCCCGACGTGCGGCTGCGCTCCTGCGTGCCGATGCCGGCGCCGGCCAGGTCGCGCGCGTTGGCGCGCTTGGTGCCGTCGAGGTACTTCTGCGCCGCGTCTTCGGCGTCGCGGTAGCCCTGCGCGATCTTCTTCAGCGCCTCGACATCGTGGATCGACAGGATCTCAAGTTCGGTCGCCGCGTTCTCGCGCACCTTGACGAGTCGGGCCTGCGCATCGACGATCTTTTTCGCGTTCTCGATCGCGTCCTTGCCGGTGAGCTTCGCGGCTTGCAGGCGCGCGATCTCGTGCTCCAGCTCGGACTCTTGCAGCGCATCGGTGATCTGCAGGTTCTCGCGCTTCTTCTGGTAGTAGGCCCGCTCATCGACCAGGCCGGCCGCGTGCAGCGCCTCCAGAATCTTCTCGCCATTGGCGAAGGTGGTCGCGAGCCACTCATACCCCTTGCGCATCTCTTCGATGTCGAGCGCGATCTGCGCCTTGGCCTCACCGCTGCTCTTCGGGGTGGCGGTGTGCTTCTTGCGCTCGATGTCGTCGAGTTCTCTTTTCTCCTGATCGGTGAACGGCTTCGGGCCGAGCGCCGCCTGCGCGAAGAGAACTTGATTTTTCGCGAGCGCCTTGTCGAGAGCGGTCTTGTTCTGACCGGCATCGAGAAGCGCGTCGCCGAGGCTTCGCGCCGCGCTGGCTTCCTTGTTGATCTCGGCCGTCGCGGCAGCAGCGATGGCGGTGCCGCGCTGCGCACCCTGCGACCTGATCTGCAAGCGCAATGTCTCAGCGTCGTTCTCCACTTGCGTGCCCGCGGCGGGGAGGCCGGCCGCCGCGTCAATGCTCCGCTTTTGCGATGCGGTCAGACCGCCCTCGGCGTTGGCATCACGACGCTGTTGTGCCATCTCAAGGGCGTGCCGGGCTGTGGCGATCTTGTCCTCGATCGTCTCGGGGCGGCCGATGTCCAGCACCTTGTCCCACATTTCCTTGAAGAAATTGCCGGTGGAGCGCGCCGCGCGTTCCAGCGATCCAAGGTTCGGCTCCAGTTGTCTGAGGCGAACGTTCAGCGCATCGAGAATCAGGCCCTGCGCATCCGCCGCCCTGCCCGACTCCTCGAACCCCTTGATGGATTGAAGCTGCGCCGCCGACAGGAAGTTCAGCGATTTGTTCAGTTCGAGGGCGACCTTGCTCGGCTCGGTCGCCATCCGGGCGAAGTCCTTCGCCACCTCGGCGGCGGTCTTGCCCGTGGCCACGCCCAACCGCGCCGCGGCCTCGGTGGCCTTGTCGAACACCGCCGGGCCGATCTGGCCAGTGGCGATCAGCGCTTGCGCGAACTCGCGCGCTGCATGGACGCTGATCTCGCCGGATGCCGCGATGGCCTTCGCAGTGGCGTTGACTGTGCCGATGGTCTGTCCGGCGTAGTTGCCGGTCAGCACCAGCGAATCGGCCAGCTCACGGCTCGCCTTGGCGCCCAGAAACGCGGCGGCGGCGAAGCCACCGACCAGTGCAGTCGCGGCGAGCACGGCCAGTCCGAAGGGGCTGAACAGCAGCGTGGCCGCGCCGGTCTGTTCGGCCAGCACCATCAGCGAGCCGCCGAGGCGCTTGTAGTTGCCCTGGCTCAGCTCATGACCGAGCACGAGTAGTTCACGCTTGGCCGCCGCGGTCTCCAGGCTGAAGCCGTGCGTGTGCACGCTCGCGGCGGCAATCTGTTCGATCAGGCCCTTGGCCTCGGCCGCCACGCCGAGTTCGGCGGCCTTCATTCCGAGCAGTTCGCTCGTGGACTTGCCGGCGGCGGCGGCCTGTGCCTGCAGCGCCGTCAGAAAGGTCGCCGCCCCGGCCGCCTTGGCATCCTGATTGGCGAGCTGCCCGTTGGCCGAGGCTGCGTTGCGCGCTGCCACCGCTTGCGCATTCAGCGAGCGCTCGGCAGCGTCAAGACGGGCCACCAGGGTTTCGGAGGTCTTGCTGACGCCGAGGATCGAGGCGTTGTAGGCGGCGATCTCGCTCTTGGTCTTGCCGAAGGTCGCGGCCTGGCGCTCGATCGCGTTGGCCTGTTTGTCCAGCGAGCGCAGGTAGGCCGTGCTTTGCTGGTTGAGCGTCTCGCCGACATCCTTGGCCGCGTCGCGCAGCGACTGCAGCGCGGTTTTGGACTCACTGATGCCGGCCTTGAGCTTGGTCGCGTCGGCGACAACCTCGATGACGCCTTGACCGATAACGGTGCTCATTTGGGCTGGCTCTTTCGCATGGTTTCAAGGGCCGCGTCTTCGAGCACGCGGATCTCGGCTTCGAGGTCTTCGCAGTCGTCGGGACTCAGCGCGAGGCGATCCATCTTTCGGTACAGGACGTTGAAGTCCAGCCCGTAGGCGCCGCCGAAGCCGACCCGCCACTGCGTGGACAAGGCGATGAAGACGTTGACCGCGCGCACGTTGTCCGGCCACACGTCGAGGGTCTCGTTGACCCGGTCGCTCGCCTCCTCCAGCGACAGCCCCCACATGGCCGCCTCGTCGGCGGTCGGCGGTGAGGGCTGCTTGGTGTAGAGGAACGCGGCGACCGCTCTCAGTTTCCCAACTTCGCCTGCACGAGTTCGTCGATGTACTTGCGGTACGTCGCGAGCGCCGCGCCGATGTAGTTCTCCAGCAGCAGGTCCACCGACTCCTTGCCGAACGGGTCGTCCAGATCCCAGGCCGACACCATCTCCATAAAGGAATCGGTGTCGCTCGTGCCCTGGCGCGACTTGACGAACTCGTCGAGCTGCGTCTTGGTGCGGTGCTTGAACGTCATCTCGACATCGACGGCGGGCCCGCCGGCCACCGGGATCGCCACCTTGGCGCGAAACGTCGGCGCCGGATTGAGTGCGAGCTTCGTCATCTCATCACGACGCGTAGCGCACCGGCTCGTTCAGCAGCGACAGCGTGACCTGCACCTCCATCAACGTGTTGACCGTCAGCGACGGCGTCTTGTTGAGCGAGATGTACGCGTTGTAGTAGATGACGGCGCCGCTGGGCAGCAGCACCTTCACCGCGCGCGGCAGCCGGTCGTCGTTCGCCACCGACGCGAGGATGTAGCCGGCGAGCGTCGGGTCGTCCGCGATCGAGAAGCTCAGGCCGCTCGGATTCTTGAACGTCGGGATGCGCTTCTTCGCGTCCGATTCGAGGAACTGGTATTCCAGAAACTGCTGGTCGCCGCCGCTCGAACCCGATGTCAGGATCTGCGACATCTGGGTCCAGCCGCTGATCTCGCGGATCGTGCCGGTGCCGCCGCCGGACGGGTAGACCGAGGTCGAGACGGTGTTGTAGCCCTCCAGCGTCACGTCGTTGGTCGCGACGACGCTGGCGCGCAGAACCTTCTCGGTCAGGCGCGACCAGCCCGACGTGACCTCGAAGATGTCGCCGACGATGATGCCGTGCGCGGCTTCGAGCGTGGCCACCGCGGCCACGGCATTGGACAGCGCCGACATGGCTTTGACGGCGCCGTAGCCGCTGGCGATGGAAATGATTGCGCCGTTAGGCAGGCTGACAGACATGATGAAACCTTTCGCGCCCGGTTCGGGCATAAAAAAACCGCCCGGAGGGGCGGCTGGTGGGGTTGCCCGAAATGGGCGGTAGTTACGAACAAGCCCGCACAGGGCGGGCTCGGCTTGGGGGTGAGACGGGGCCTGGCGTCAGGGTTCGGTCTTGGCCTTGACCGGTTCGACCTTGACCATCGGACGCGACTCCAGCACTTCGCTGGCCTGCAGCGACTTCACCAGCTCGGCGACGTGCTGCGGGTCGCAGAGAAACTGCATGCCGACGCCATAGTGGCCGCCGCCATACGACAGCTCGGCGTTCGCGACCATGGTGGTTTGCTTGGTGTCCATACGCTGATTTCCTTTCGGGGTGGGTGGTGCGTGGGCATGAAAAAGCCCGCACGATCGGCGGGCCGGGTTGAGGTGGAGCTTGTTGTGGTCACCACCAGAAGCTGAAGTCCTGCATCGTTCCGTAGAGCTTGGTGTCGGTCTCGTAGCTCGCAATCGGTGCCGAGAGGATCGTCGTGTAGAGCTGCTTCTCGGACTTGAGCGCGTCTTCGACCTGGCGCGAGAGGGCCGCCACCTGCAGCCTTGTTGCGCCCCAGACGTTGACCTGAAAGCGGCCGTTCTTCTTGCCGACCGGCGTGTTCTCGATGAAGTTCAGGCCCTGGCCGCCGACCTGCTGGTAGGTGATGCGCGGCAGTGCCGTCATGCCCTGCGGCGCGATGTCGGGATAGACGCGGCCGGTGACCAGCGCGGTCAGCGTGCTCACGATCAGCGATTCGACGCTCACGGCGCATCCCCTTCGGCGAAGCGTTCGGCCATGCGCGTCATGCCGGCCCTGATCGCTTCGTCCATGTGATCGAAGGCCGGACGGATGAACGGATAGGCCGGCGCGCGCGAGGTGCCGAACTCGATCAGGTGGCCGTGCGGCGCCTTGCTGCGATTCCAGCTGATGCGATAGGTCTGCTTCGTCGCGTCCGACAGCTCGGGGACGTGCACCTGATAGATCGCGTCGTACAGCGTGCCGCTCTTTCTGTGTGGAAACGCATTGCGCTGCGCCTCGGTGACCATGACATAGGACATCGCGCCGGCGCCCGCGCGCAGCACCTTCTCCGGCACCATGCCCTCTAGCTTGGCGATGGTTGCGTCCAGGTCCAGGGTCAGCTTGGTTTCGATTTCCATGTCGATGCCTCGATGTGAGTCGCCGACTCGATCAGCCGGCGTTCAAGCCGGACGAGCACAGCAGCGTCACCCACTGGATGCCGCTCTTCGGATCGGGAATGACGGCCTCGATGTTGTAGAACGTGCCGCGGTACACGGCTCGCATGACCGCCGTGAACCCGGGCCGATAGCGCAGCTTCATCCGCGTCGTCGCCTTCGACTGCACGGCCTGCGCGGCGATCAACTCGCCGCCGGACAGCGGGGCGATGTCGGCCCACAGCGGGTGCGGGAATGCATCGACCCAAGTCGGCACCGGTTGCCCGTCCGCGTCCTGCGTGGTGACCGGCGTCTGAAACGTCACCAGGTGGCGCAGCTTGGCGGCTTTCATGCGAGCGCGGTCTCCAGGCGGAACGGACGCAGCAGCGCTTGGGCGCCGCGCGGGATCTGCGACAGATTCAGGTCGTTCGAGTCCTCGGCGTTTTCGTACAGGTCGCCGAGGATCAGCAGCAGCGCGGCGCGGATCGACGCCGGCAGGAGCGGTGTGGCCTGCGGGCTGTCGCCGGGCAGGCTGTAGCCGGCCTCATAGCGCACGAGCACCGCGTTGCGCGCGAGCGCCGAGGTCGCGGGCCAGTCGGTCGTGGCGGCCGGCAACAGGCACGCGGGTTCGCTATACACGTCGAGCTGATAGGCCAGCGGCGACAGCGTTCGCACCGCGCCGTCTTCGTCGATGTAGCTCACCGACACGATCGAGGACACCGGCGTGCGCGGCAGCGTGATCTCGCAGCACGGAAACGCGGCAAGCGCGATTTCCAGGGTCTGCGGCGCGAGCGCACGGCCCGTGAAGTTCTCGGCCCACTCGCGCGCGGCGCCGAGCTGCGCGAGGATCATCGGGTCGTGCTCGTGCTCCGGCGGGCTGCCATCGGCGACCAGGCGCAAGTGCATGCGGCAATCCTCGATCGAGATCGGCTCGGCCGCCGGCGGCGTGATGATTCTTGGCACCATGTCAGGCCACCTCGTGCATGCGTTCGAGCTGCGCGCGCCATTGATCGGCACCGGGCGCATCGCGATAGCGATCGAAGCCGGGCATGCCGGCGGTCCAGTGCAGCAGCCGCGCGCCGTCGACCGGCTGGCCTTCATCGGCCAAGCGGTTCCAGGCGTCGGGCAGCGCACCGATCTCGGGGTCTTTCTCGCCCCAGCCGCTCAGCTGCAGCAGCGGCAGCCCGACGTGAGCGGCGAGCGTGTCGGGCGACAGCGCACGCCAGTACGGGTGCGCACAATTGAGCAGCATCAGGCTTGCCCAGTTCTTGCGCGGATAGTCGCGGTTCGGGCACTGCATCGACGTGCCGAGGTACTTGATCGGGTGCTGCGTCCGGTAGTTCGGGTGCTGCACCACCTGCACCGCGAACGCCGGATCGAACAGCGCGTCGAGTTCGCGGATGTCGCCGAGCATCAGCATGTCGCAGGCATCGGCGAAGATCGCGTGCCCCTCGAAGCTCATCATCCACGGCACCAGGAAGCGCGAATAGGTGAAGGCATTGCTGCCCTCCGGCATGCCGCGCGCATCGAGCGGATGGATCGAGACCGGCTCGGTCGCGTGTTCGAGCACGCTGTTGAAGAACACGTGAAAGCCCAAGGCCTCGCGCTCGTCGAAGCCGCAGAACAGATGGACGGTCATCACGCCGCCTTGCGCGCAACGATGCGCATGTCGCGGCGCGCGCGACCGGCTGGATGCCAGTGCGTCTCCTGATCCGCGATGCCGATGAAGTCGTGCGTTTCCAGGAAGCGTCGCAGCGTCTTCGGTGTCCAGCCCCAGCGGTGGCACATCAGCGGGCTCTCAAGCCGCGGATCGCCGTACAGGCCCCACATGCCGGCCTGATCCGGGTGCTTGCCGGCGCCGGCGTAGCCGCTCACGATGTTCTCGCAGCACTTCAGCAGGTCGGGCAGTTCGAGCACCAGCGTGCCGCCGGGGCGCAGCAGGCGATGCCACTCGATCGCGAGCGCGTCGACTTCCCAGCGGTAGAAGTGCTCGAAGCCATGAATGCACATGATCTCGTCGGCGCAGCCGTCATCGAGCGGGATGCGGCGCGCATCGGCCAGGATGTCGGGCGCGGGTCCACCCGGCGTTTGCGCGACATCGACGTTCGTATAGCCGTCGAGCAACCGCCCGCCACAACACACGTTCAGCTTCACGCGGGAAACCCTTTCAAGAAGGACCAGGCCGCAGCGGCCTCGGTGGCCTGCCACTGCCACCAGGCCAGACGACGCAAAAAATCGAGCCGGTTCTCCGGCGTGAACGCGCGGCGCGCGAGCCAGCTCGCGGCACCGTCCTCGGTCTCGAACGGCACGCCGGCAATCGCCGCATCGACCGCGACGTTCGAGTGCCGGCAGACCACCAGCGAGCAGCGCCGCAGCAGCACGTCGATCGGCGTGTCCACGTCGCGCTCGCAATGCAGCTTCTGAAAGTCGTGGTTCGGCTTGGGCCGATGCAGCACCTCGTGCGCAGGGAAGCGCTCACGCAGCCGGCTCAGCGTGCGCTGCTCCCAGTCCGCAGCGTGCAGGTACTTGCGCGACTTGGCGCCGAGCCCGACCAGCATGATCACGCCGTTCGGGTCTGCGTCCTCGCGCAGCGCGATGCCCTGCGCGGCCCAGCGCGACGGGTCCGACGGCGTCGCGTCGAGCAGGTGCTGCGGGTGATCGTGATCGATCGACACGCGCAGATAGCCGGTCTGCTTCTTGCGCCCGAAGTAGCCCAGATCCCAGATCAGCGCCCGGCCGCCGCGCTTGATCTGCGCGCGTCGCGCCTGATCGTGCACCGCAGCGCCGACGCCAAACAGCACCAGCAGCTCCGAGCCGCCCTGAAAATAGTGCGTCTCGGTGACCGTGTCGCCGGCCTCGCGCGCCGCCTGCGCGAGGGCCTTCAGCATCGGCTCGGCCGTCGATGATGTCCGGCGACCCCTCAAGACTTCAACGCGCATAGCACCGCCTGCATCTGCGCCGCCGCGGACTTCACGTGAAACGTCTGCGCGACGAAGCGCTCGCTGATCGCCAACCGCACCGCGCGCGGCGCAAGCACATCAAGCGCTGCGCCTACATCCGCCGCCGACGCCGCCCATTCCTCGCCTCCGGTGGCGATCTCGACATAGCCGCACTCGCGCGCACCGATGAACGGGGTGCCGCTCGCATGCGCGTTGCTGAGCTTGACGCCCGACTTCCAGTGCTGTGCTGCGTAGCTCGTCCAGCGTGGGCTGCGCAGCGCGACGACCACGTCGAGTTCCGCGAGCTGGGGCGGGTTCACAACGAAGCGCGCACCGCGCTGCTGGCATTCGGCGGTGATCGCTTCGAGCAGGCCGTCGTCGAGATAGCGCACCGAGCCCTCGTAGCCGACGACCTCGATGCGCTCACGGATCGGGTTGCGCTCGATTCCCGGGCGATGGTGATGCCGGATGACCTTGCCGACGCCGCCGCCGTCCTCGCGCATCCGCTCGGTGGGCCAGACCACTGCGTTCGGCCGCAGGCGATGGATCAGGGCCTGCAGCCAGGCGATCGACTCGTAAGGCGACCAGCTGTGGCAGCCCGGTTGCGGGTACGGGTCGACCACGTCGAAGACCCAGGGCCGCCCGCAGATTTGCAGGCCGGCCAACAGCTCCGGCGTACAGCGCTTGACGACCAGGATCACGTCCGCCGCGCCCATGTCGGCCAGCGTCGCGTGAGGCTTGACCAGCGCGCCGAGGGCAGCGCCGATCTGCTCCCCGCGCACGATCCAGCTGCCGGACTTGCCGCTGCCGGTGACGAGAATCTTCATGCACGCAGCAGTCGCTCGAAGGCGTAGCCGCTCTCGATCTCGGCCAGCGTCCACTGCGCCCAGGCCAGCCGCCGGAACATCGCCAGGCGCGCCTCGTCGTCGCGGCGCGGCTCCATCGACTTGAACGTGAACATGGACCGCGCCGCCGGCGCGCCGATCCAGCGCGGGAAGCCATAGAACACCGGCACGCCCATCGTCAGCGCGAGCAGGGCCGCGCCGCTGGCCCAGGTGACGACCTGGCACACGTCGGCCAGGTCGTCGCGCAGCGTCACCGCCACCGGCCCGGCTCCGGGGTGGCGGCGCACCCGGCCGTGCATCAGCGTCGCGACCGAATCGGCCCAGCCGGCGGGCGACGCGATGCCAGGCTCGCCGATGCCGCGCTGCTCCAGCACGAGCGTCTGCGTGCCGCTGTCACGCCACGGCTCCAGTTCCACGTCGAGCGCGTCCCAGCGCTGCGGCCCGCCGTCCGGCCAGGCCCCGGCGCCGCAGTGGTGGCCGAGCGCGAGCGCGAACCACTTGTCGCCGCGCCAGTCCTTGCCGAGGTAGCCGTTCTCGGCGACGACGACGCGCGCACCGGCCGCCTCGAAGCGCCGCGCCTGCGTGTCGCGCGCGCCGCTGCGGTTCCAGACCAGCAGCACATCGTCGGGCCCGGGATGACTGAGCGTCTCGACGACCTCGAAACCCTGCGCGCGCAAGCCGCTGGCAAACGCGTCGGCCCGGTAGTGCTGCGAGTCACGCAAAAGTGAGAGAGCACGCGGGCGAATCTGCACGTGCACGATGCGGCCGGTTTAGGCGGGCGTGAAGCCGGTGAGCAGGCCGTGGGTGAAGGTCATCGTGCCGACCCCGGCCACGAGGACTTCTTGGGTGGCAATGGCGGTGTTGCCGTTTACTTTCAAGTTGTGACCGAGGTTCAAAACTAGGTCACCCCCGCCGCCGCCGACATCCTCACCTACGAATATCTGTACGTTACCCGCAGGCGTAGAACTGTCACCAGCGCCGCCGTTGATATTGACTTGACCTCCCGGGCCACCGCCAGAGAGATAGACATTACCAGCAGAAGCGCCCCCGGTGATGTGGACGCTACCCCCGTCGAAACTTCCGCTCGGGTCTGCGCCCCCTGTGATGTGGACCTGTCCGCCGACGAAGTTGGCACCGTCATTTGTTTGCCCGGCCGTGATGGTGACATCGCCGCCGTTTTCGGCACCAGCGCCTGCGATGAGGTTGACGTTTGGACCTGCATCGGCACCCCCGAACAGCGGCCAGTAGTGGGTGTCCGCGCCGATCTTGACCTGGATGGCCTTGGCAATCCCGTAGGAGGTTTCACCCACGGTCAGGCGGGCGGTGGTGTCGGTGGCGACGACATTGCTGCCAGTGAGCTTCAGCGGGCCAGAAAGTTCGATCTCGCCGGGCGTTCCACCGTTGGCTTTGCTGCCAGACGCGATCAGAACACCGCCACCGTCCACGTCGCCCGTGCCATACGCACCGCCTGCG